AGCCAAGCTTGAGGCCGAGGGCAAACTAAAAGAAGCTCTCGATAATCAAAAAAAGCTTACTGAAAAATTCAAGAATGACAATGTAGAAATCATTAAGCGAGTTGGATCTAAGGCCGCTAAAAGTCAATTCAAGCTAGAAGTTGAAAAGCTAGGTTGTATTGATGCAGATGCAGCCTTCATGATGACTGATTTCTCTGATTTAGAAATGGATGCTGAATTTGAATACGACTCAAAGAAACTAGTCGAAAAGATTCAAGATCTAACTAAATCAAAAGCCTATCTTTTCAAAAAAGATTTTAAAATGCCTGGCGATATTAATCCTGGAGCAGGATCAATACCAAAGAAAAACCTTTCTGAATTATCAGAATCAGAACTTAAAGAATTATTAAAGACAGCAAAATAAACAAAACTTTAAAGGAGTTTTAAAATGGCAGTAACAGGCAGTACTCAATTAGTAGCAACAAAACAAGATTTAATCGCAGCATTAGTGCAGCGTGAATTGAAGTTTCAAGCTAAACTTTTACCAACAGTTACAGATGTATCTGTATTTGCAGTTAAAGGATCTAAGTCAATCAGCTTTCCTAAAGCTGGATCTTTCACTGTAGAAAATAGAACAACTGCTGTAGCAGGTTCTTTACAAGATTTAACTTTTTCTACTGATACTCTTAACACTGACTATCGTGCATTCGTTGCATGGTCTGTTGACTCTGTTGATGAATATCAAGCTAACGTAGATGTACAAGCTCATTACGTTAAAATGGCATCTAGCGCACACGCTAGAAACATTGATGAATTAATTCTAACTCAATTAGATACTTATTCTGGTTACCAACAAGCTGCAGGCATCGATCAATCTAAGATATTAAATGCTCGTAAGTGGTTGTTAAAGAATCAAGCTAATGTTTCTGATTGTGTTATTGTTGTAAATCCAGACGATGAAGCTTTATTATTAGCTATACCAGAATTTATCAGAGCAGATGCTTACGGATCTTCAAACATTCCTGCAGGCGTTATCGGTAAAATCTACGGAATGAACGTATTAGTTCACTCTAAGCCAACATTAGCTAAGTCATTCATCTACGCTAAAGAATCAGTAGCTTTCGGATTACAAAAAGGTCCACAGTACGACGAGCAAAAGAACATTTTGATCGGTACTGGAGCTATGATCGCTGCTGTTGATCAGTTGTACGGATTCAAAGCAATGCGTTTAACAGAAGGTCTTGATTCTGCTGGTGTTGCATTAGCAGCTGGTAAGTCACCTTTCATCGCTGAGATCGGTTAATTAATATGACATTAGGGAATGAAACTAAATTAGAAGTAGTTCCCAATTTTGTAAAAGCATCGTCTCCTGATTTACTTCGTGAGGCGATGTTTCTTAATAACTTAAGATTAAAATCAGAAATTAAGTATCAGGATATACAGCAGTCTAAAGACGGTACTTGGTACGCATGGTTCTATGAAGAAGTAGATTATTATTCTAAAATAAAACCTAAAAAGGTTAAATAATGACAGGACCGATCAGAGATACAACAGGCGAAAGAATACAAGACGTTTTTGTTGAGTCTCCTACAAGAGTAAACAAAACAGCCGTTGAGGTTTTCGTAGGTAACTACGCTCAAATTAGCGGTGGTGGGGGATCTGGATTGAATCAATTAACAGAAAAAACATCTGTCACAATTACAAGTCTTACAGTCAACACCTGGGTAACTGTACCAATAACAACTATAAACGTAATATCGGACTTGTCAGCTTTTGATCAATCTGATTACGAAGAAGTTGTATTGGCGTGGCGAGTGATATCCTCAGGCTCACAAGTTCAAATAAAATCTAAAATAGAAAACACATTTACAATCCATGTAGAGGGCTACTTGGTTTAAGGAGAATATATGGCTGACGAAAAACTGTTTTATGTTGATGTAAATTTAAATCAACTTCAATTAAAAAAAGCTGCACTAGAAAACTTAGCAAGTGATCCCGTTTCGCCTGTCGCTGGTCAAACTTGGTTTAACACTACGGATGCAGTTGAGAAGTACTACGACGGAGTTAGTGTTAAAGTAAAAGCCTCTCAATCTTGGGTGACTACTGAAATAAATAAACTAGAAAGAATTCAAGGGTCTTTTGATGCGTCTCCAGGGCTTCTGCCAGTTGCAGCCAATAAGATTTCTGGAAATTTATCCGCAATTGTAGCAGGCGATTACTGGATTATTTCTGTAGCCGGAACCATCGCTGGCATCGTTGGCTCAGATGTTTTAGATATTGGCGACAAGCTTCAGTATGTTGGCGGTGGCGCCGGTACTGCTTCAAACTGGGTAGGTATTCAAACTAACTTAACAGATTCAAATGTCGGCAACGTAAAGCACGAAAGACAAACTGTGGCATTGGTTGCAAATACTCCGCTAACTGTAACGGCGGCTTCAATTTCAGATGTTTATAATACGCAAGTGTTTAACTCTGCAGGAAGTGAAATTGTAGTTGATATTACTAAGGGTGGTTCAGCTAATCAGGTTGTTTTGACAAGTAAAAAATCTTTAACAGGTGTAATCGTAGACCTATTAGGATAATAAATGTCTAAAATAGTTAATACAGATTTAGATATGGATAGCGTTGGAATGGTGACAAACCTTCCAGCGCCAACAAGTGGTGGCGATGCTGCTAATAAAACATATGTCGACACTAAAGAGCCCGCTTTTACAACTTTACCAATTTCAAAAGGCGGCACTAATTCAAGTACTGCATTAACTGGCAATAAAGCCATCGTATCTAATGGCGCTCAAATTATTGAATCATCAACTACTTCGACAGAGGTTGGTTATTTGTCAGGCGTGACATCTGCAGTTCAAACTCAAATTAATGATAAAGTTACTTCAAATAGTGCCATTACTGGATCAACTAAAACTAAAATCACTTACGACACTAAAGGATTAGTTACAGCTGGCGCAGATGCAAACTTAGATGATTTAGGGGATGTCGTAATAACAAGCCCAGTAAAAAACGAAACTTTAAGATATAATGGAACTAATTGGGTAAATCAAAAAGATGTTAATCCAAAATCTCACGTTGTTTTATATGATGATTTTGTACATGGTTTTGTAAACTCAGCTTGGTCTTTAGGTTGGACAACTGGTACTGGTGGGACGGGTGCGCAGACTACAGCGGCAGTACATGACGATGTTGCTTGTGGAGTGGTTCAGCTTCAAACAGGAACTACAGCAACTGGCTGGGTCGCCATGGGCTTAGGTAACACTATATTCATTCCATCTGGATCTTCTCTTTATTGTGAAGCATATGTGAGAATTCCTACACTAAGGACAGCACCACAAGAATTTAAAGCTTATTTCGGTTTTGGCGACAGCGTAGGAACCAATGTCGACATGGTAGACGGGGCTTATTTCACTCACGATTCAACATCTACAAATTGGGTTATGAATACAGCAAACAACAGCGTTAGAACTGCTACAGCAACATCAACCGCAGTGGTTGCCAATCAATGGTACAGGCTAGGGATTCAAATAGCTTCTGGTGGCGGATCTGCTCAGTTTTTTATTGACGGCGTAAGCGTCGGAACTGTTGCAACTAACGTCCCTACCACGAGAGCAACTGGTGGTATTTACAAAATAGTAAAAACCGTTGGAACCACCTCAAGAACTATGGACTGCGACTATTGGTATTCTTTAACTGAATTTATAAATGAGAGAGCTTAATGACTAAATATAGAGTTAATCTAGAAAATGGTTTTGTTGAATTTGGTACCTCGCAAGAAGCAATTGATTACATTAGCTTAAATCAACTAAACACAACTCACGAAGAAATCACAGAGTCTTTAGAATTATCACCTCTGCTAACACTTGAACAAAAGTCTGCAGAGTACATCAATTTCGGCGTAAGCCTTTATGAAAAGATTAAGCAAAAAATATGGGCTTTAAATACTTACAACAAAAGTATTGGTCTTAATTTAACTACACAAGAAGTGCTTTCGCTTTTATCAACTAGCGATACGTTAGAAAAGTCTATGAAAACGGGATCATTTGATACCGCTATCTATATAGCGAACCAATTGAAAACAGCGCTTCCGCAGTATACAGATATTGCTAACTTTGCGATCGATGAAATGAATTACTTTTTGGGTAGAGCATGACAAATTATTACGCAGTTTTTTTTAAAAACAAATCACCTTATTATATCTTTGCAAGACTCATTGAGTGGGTTGATGGCACTGATTTTAGTCATTGTGAAATAGTAAAAGTAGTAGATGACAACTGGGCCGAGGCTATTTGTTATGGTTCTGTGTTTCCAGAGTCTAGGTCAATTCTTTTAAAAGAAATGGTCGAGCATTACGAAATAAAAGTCATAGTTCCATTATTAGTTAAAGTTAAAAATCCTGATGTGATTTTAACTGCATTAATGAATAGATCTTATTCTTTCGTTCAAATACTACTAATAGGGATAAAGATTTTAACAGGTTCTAGCATTAGTTGGTTACCTTATGTAAAAGTAAATCTATCAAAAATTTTAATTTGTACTGAGGCGGTCAGCTTGTTTATGCAAGAGGCTTGTCAGTATAAATTTGAAGAAAGTCCTGAATTGCTTTCGGTAGAAGAGACTTTAAAAATAGCTATGTACAACTTACCTAAGAATGAGGTTTAAATGATCTTCGGAGTAATTAAAACAGACGATCAAGTGTATAGTGGCGATAAGATTCGAATCGATGTGTCTGGATCTTTTCTAACACCAGACTTAACTTTTGCTACTGTGTCTCATGAGATATCTGTCGATGCAGGAGTTACTTGGTACAATGTAAGCGCTAAGAAGTATGTTGATTGGATATTTACTACGACAGGTACTAAGACTATTTCATTAAGACTTTCTACTACAGAGCCAGCTAGCCAAGTATTTACAAAAGACATTACTGTTTTAAATCTTGCTACTGCTAATTTATTTTCTAAGGACTTTGATTTATATAATCTAGAGCCAGAAATTGATCAGTATCTACCTAAGAAATGGTCATCGTGGAACATGGTCCACAAACGCGCTCAAGACTGGATCATAGATTTCTTAGATGAAAAAGGGATCTTTAATGAGAACGGCGAAAAATACACAGTCGCTGACATTATGGATGTTCAACAAGTAAAGCAACTCTCTACATATAAAGCTTTAGAATTTATCTACGAAGGTAATTCAAATATCGTGGGTGATTTGTTTAGTATCAAGGCTGAGAAGTATAGACAGATGGCCAACACAAAAGCTTCTCGTTCACAGCTATCATTAGATTTTAATGCTAATGCTGTAGCTGATGATTACGAGCGCACAAATCTGCATGAAATTATTGTGAGACGAAAATGAGTTTCAAACAAATTAGAACCTACTTAACAGATAGATTGTTAGAAGTTGATTCAGACTTTGAAGTGTTTGATGAGGCTTTTGATACTAATAACGTAGGGACTAATGATTTTGATAAACGCTTTCATATTTTTTATGGATCAGTAGTTACTACAGCTTCAAATCAAAATACAACTCAAGACAATGTTACGGCTACTGTTACACTAAACTTTTCAGGTAGCAGAAACTCTACAGAACAACTTGACGATGCAATGGACTTAGCTTTGCAATATAGAATTAACTGCTTACGTAGACCTAAATATGTTGGACAAACATTTATTAAGAATGTAGTTTGTCAAAACATCGATGCCACACCTTTAGATACAAACGACAATGCAATTCAGATTCGTCTTACGTTTAATATATCAATCATTTATGGAACTGGAATCACTCTAGATTGCGAATAGTATAACATTTCACTTGAACGAATAACCTTTTCTTCAAGGAGAAATCAAAAATGTCTATTCAAAACATTTCCGTACGTCCGCATTACGTTTATCTAGGATCTGATGTAGCTCAAATTCAAACTATTACTTGCGTAGCTGATGTAGCATCATCACTACAAAACAAATACTTTTTATTTCATGGAGCCGATGGCGTTAAAAGGTACGCTTGGTTCAATGTCGCAACATTAGGGACCGACCCAACGCCTGCAGGTGGTTGGACTGGTCACGCGGTTGCAATTTCTGCAAATGCTACAGCTTCGGCGGTTGCAAGTGCATTAGCAGCAGTATTAACAGCGGTGTCTGGCTTTGATGCTACTGCAACTGACTTCACAGTTACATTAACAAACACAGCAGTGGGTTATGCTCAGCCGGCAATTGATTCTGTCGCAGCTCCTACAACTTTCGATTTCGAAGTTACAACATTAGGTCAATCAGAAGTTTCTGCAGGTTGCATTAAAGGTGACATCGAATTAACTGGATTCGAACAAAACAAAATTGAAATCACTTGTCATGCTACTGGTACGACAGTTAAAGACGAAAGAATCACTGGCTACACAAAACCTGAATTATCTTTCGTATTACAAGAAACAGACAAAGCATCTTTACAAAAAATCATGGTTATGTACGGAATGCCTGTATTTACTCCAGTAGGTGCAGATAAAGAAGCTGTATTTGGTTACGGACCTGCTAACGTAGGTAGATCAAACCCTAAGATTAAAATCACTATGCATCCTGTTGACAAGGATACATCTAACAAAAGTTCAGATTTTAATTTTTGGTCATGTGAATTAGGTCTAGATACATTTAATTTTTCTGGTGAGAATTTATCAGAAATCCCTGCTACTTTTTCAATCTTCCCAGATGAGACAAAGCCTGCAGGTATTCAATTTTTCATGATCGGTGACGCTGCTAAAGCAGGATATTAATAATTAAATCTTTGGTCGGTCTTGTGTGGTGTCTCCTCTCGCTTGATCGGCCATTTTTGGAGACACAATGAAATTAGTTAAGACGATTCTAGAGTTAGAAGTTTATGGAGAAAAAGTAGAGCTAAGAAAACCTACATTCAAAGAAGCTCAAAGCTATCGTGATGAGTTAATTAAGTTGGGTGAGTCAGGTGACGCGACAGAGGTCATGGTTAATTTCTTAGAAAAGCTAGGTCTTAAAAAAGAAATATTTGATTCATTAGAGTTAGCTCATGTGAATCAGATCATGGATTTAGTGACTGGCTCAAAAAAAAACTAAGCTCTAGTGAATATGTAATTGCTAAGCTTTGTTACTTTTACGGTCTGAGTCTTTATGAAATAGAAAACTCTGACTCAGATAAAATAGAGTCTTTATGGTTAGCCATGACATCTATAGAGGCTCAGGAGCAGTTAAAACAAATGACTGTAGCTGATTGGCCTAACATGAAAAAGCAAACGAGAAGTAAGGTTCATAAAGAGTTATTTAAACAAGCTTATCCTTCTGAGGTCAGAAAAAAGAACTATGTGACACCAGAGGAACTACAAAAGGTTTTAGGTAGATAATGGCTGATGAATTACGAATAAAGGTTGTGCTCGATAGCGGTGAAGTCAAAGAAGGCTTTCTTGCTGTTGAAAAACAAGCTGATAAAACCGCTAAATCAATTGGAAAATCTTTTGATAAAAAAGGCGAAGGGCTTAATAATCTTGCGTCAGGGCTTGAGGACGCTAGCTCTGGTCTTTCTGGTATTGCTTCTGTAGCAATCAGAGCCGCTGGTCCAGTTGGCGCTGTAATAGCTGGTATCGTAGCCGCTTCTGCTGCATACGGAAAAATGGCACTTGCTGGCGAACAAGTAAATGCAGTCAATGCTCAATTTGTGAACATTGCTACAAGCGCAGGTCTTGCCGCTGATCAATTCGCAGCTTCAATAATAAAATCTACTCAAGGTCTAATCGACGATGAAGATGCTTTACAAATAGCCACTAAAGGCATTATTGCTTTGGGTGATGCCGCTAAAGAATTGCCAGCTATCTTAGATGCGTCTAGAAGTGTTTCTAGGGCGCTAGGCAAAGACTTTAAATCTACATTTGAGGATTTGTCTACGTTTGTAGAAAATGGCAACGCTAGGGTTTTACGACAATTCGGTATAGTTTTAGATTTAGAAAAAGCTTATGCTGCTGCTGCTAAATCTATAGGCGTTACAAGTGCTGCATTAACAGAACAACAAAAGCAACAAATTAGAGCAAACTTAATTTTAGATGAAGTACCTAAAAAGTTTAGTGCTGCTGCTGAATCAGTCACGCCATTAAGAGATGCTTTCGATAGACTTAAAGTATCAGCAAGTAATTCTTTAGAAGAGTTACAAAAAGGCTTTGCTAATTTCATTACAAAAACATTTGTAGACAATGCAAATCTATCGAATGTGTCTACTGCTAGACTAAGAGACACATTTAGCGAAACGTCTTTAGAAATCGAAGCCTTAAACAAAAGAATTACAGAAATTAAGTCTGATGCCCTAGGATCTAAGTCGGTTCAAGCGGCAAGAGAAATATCTTTTTTAAATGACAAATTAAAAGAGCTGAGAGCTGAAAGAGATAAAACATTTTTAGAACAATCTGGTAGATCAGATGAAGAATTGTTCAGACAGCTTGATGCTTCTAGAACTACATCTGCACCAGTAGATTTAAAAAGAACCAAAGAACAAGACGCTCAAGTGTTAGCAGATAGAAGAAAAAGACTAACTGACTTACAAGCTTATGTCACAGCTCAAGATAAATTAGTCTTAGACGCAGAAATTAAGCGTATTGATGCTATTACAAATTTAGATCAAAGATTGATTGCTCAGAAATCGTTAAACGATCAGCAATTAATTTTATTAGAACAACAAAAAAATCTAGCTGTAGCTCAAGTGTCTGAACAGTTTTCTACCGCAAAAGGATTTTCAGAGGCTCAAAGAGACTTAGCAATACTTGCAACAAAGCAAAACTTCTACAATCAAGAGCAAGCTTTAGCTCAAGACAATGCTAACAAAATAAAAGCCATAGAAGACAATAAAAACTTTGGTCTTTTAAACAGCTATGAATCTTTTACAACTGGATTTTCTTCTGCAACAGACGAGTTTAGACTTAATGCTGCAAAAAATTTTCAAGAAGTCGGCAAACAGGCGTTTAGAACAATAGCCACTGGAGTGGGCTCGGCTTTTTCAGCTTACGGTAAGGCATTGAAGGCAGGCGACAACGCGAACCAAGCATTTTTAGACTCAACTTTAAAGCTGTTTGGAGATTTGGCTACAAATCTTGGAACGTATTATATAACTCTAGGTCTAGCTAAATTATTCGCAACGCCAAAAGAACAAGCCGAGGCACCTGCTTTAATATCTGCTGGTGCTGCGCTTGCTGTTTTGGGTGGGTTTTTGGGTGGAACAGGACCGCAACCAAAAGATGATTCGGGCGGCGGTATTGCTGCAAGCCCTTCTGTAGCCACTGACTTAACTCAGACTCAAGATTTACAACGTCAAGAAGTGGGAACTTCTGTTCAAGTTACAATCCAAGGCGACGTTTTAGACTCAGAAGAATCAGGATCTAGAATTGTATCTTTAATCAACAATGCATTTGATAAAAAAGGCGTAGTCATAAATCAAGGAGTGATGGCATGAGTGCTTTAGAAAATCATTCTAAATTCTACTATGGCTGGCAAGTTACAACATCTAATAGAAACATTGACTTCAATGATGGATCTATAAAGTCAGTTACAATTAAAACAGGATATTACACATCTAGCGATTTAGCAGTTGAGATAAAAAAGAAAATGGATGCAGCAAGCTCTTTAGATTTTACAGTCTCATTTAATAGATCGACTAGAAAATTTACTATATCTAGCGGCTCGACATTTAGCTTATTATTTGGATCTGGACCTAATACAAGTCAGAATATGTCTAGCGTTTTAGGCTATACAAACACAGATAAAACAAGTGCATCAAGTTACTTAGCTGAGAATGTTTCTGGTTATGAATACTCAACACAGTTTTACATTCAATCGTATAAAGACACATCTACGAATAGAAAAGCAGTTGACGGCGTAGTTAACGAAGCATCAAACGGTGCTATTGAGGTTGTGAAGTTTGGCCATAAAAGATTTATGGAAGGTGAGTTTTTATTCATCACAAACATTCCGCAAAATGAAGTTTCAATAGTTAGATCTAATTTTTCAGGTCGAGAAGATTTCATTCATTTTATAGAGTGGTGTACAGAAAAAGCTCCAATTGAGTTTATGAAATTAGAATCAGACGTGGAGACTTATCAAGAATTTATTTTAGAATCAACGCCTACGGATTCTAAGGGCTTAGACTACGATCTTATAGAAATGTACGACAGAGGTCTTGCTCAATATTACAGATCAGGCGTTCTAAAGTTTAGATTAATTTAACGAGGTTAGAAAATGGCTAATATTAACGGTTTACCAGTAAATAGCGCGGTTGTTCACGCTGAGTTTATGTCTAGAACAGAGGACACATCAACTGTTGCTAAGATTAGTTTAAATAACACAAGCGATGTAAATAGCGGTGCTACTATTGCAAATGTGCAGAGAGCAATTAACAAAGCGTTTGAGTCTGTGGGAATAAATAATGAAGCGGATACTGGTGTTAACACATATAACACTAATAATTTTATCACTGACGGCGAAAGCAAAAAAGAAGCAATTGAAGCGCTAGATGCGCAGCTTGGTTTAACTCAAACTCAATTAAATAATTTAGAAGCTGGAAACACTCAAGACGTAACACTTGCTAGTATTGGATCGACTCCAAATGCAAACGGAGCAAGCCTTGCTGGACAAGTGTTAAATCTAGAGCCTGCCAATGCTAGCTTCGGTGGCGTAGTTACTACTGGCTCTCAAACTTTCGCAGGTAATAAAACATTTCAAAATGATGTAGTTATTACTGGTGATTTAACAGTTAATGGAACTACTACAACTGTTAATTCGGTGAACGTATCTACTGCAGATCAGAATATTTTAATTAATGATGGTGGTAATGATGCAAGCTCAGAGGGCGCAGGTTTTACCGTAGAAAGAACAACTACAAATGCGTCTTTTGTTTTTGAAAATGCTTTAGCTAGTAAGTGGAAAGCTGGCCTTGTTGGATCAGAAATAGAAATCGCAAACGTTTCTAGTGCGCAGACTTTAACCAACAAAACAATTAGTGGCTCTAGCAATACAATTACAAATGTATCTTTAACAAGTGGAGTAACTGGCGCTTTACCAATTGCAAACGGTGGTACTGGACAGACAACACAAACGGCGGCTTTTGATGCCTTAGCTCCTACGACTACAAAAGGTGATTTAATAGTTAATGACGGTACTGATAATATTCGCGTCGGGGTTGGCGCCAATGGTACGGTTTTGATTGCAGACAGCGCAGAGGCAAGCGGTGTTAAGTGGTCAAATATTGCGGCTAAGTATGCTAGATATTACTTATCAACAACTCAATCAATTACAGATAACACAAATACAACAATTGTTTGGAATGTTGAACAAGTAAACGCTATACAAAGTGGAATGATGAATACATCTACGGGTAGGCTAACACTTGGTCGCGCAGGCGTGTTAAGATGTACTTGTTCATTCGGTATAGTTAGCTCTGTAGCTATCGTTTCAGGTAATAGAACTGCTCTTTATTTAAGAAAAAATGGCGGCTCACTTTTAAAAATTGCAGGTGATACTTTTGAGGGATCTGTTACTGAGACTAAGCAATCTCAAGGTACAGATTTATTATTCTTCGATAACGCCACAGACTATTATGATTTTATTTGTTACCTAGATTTCGGTGGCGGTCCGTACAATTTGGGATCGGTGAACACGGGTGTAACTTATCTAACATTAGACGAGTTATAAGATGGCATTACCAATTACCGAAGAACTGCTATCGTTACTAGAAGATGGCAATTTATCACCACAACTAATTCTAGAGATTGAGGGCTGGCCAATAATCAGCTCTAATCCTGTTGGAACATATCCTGTTTTCGGTGATGATATATACTTCGGTGATCCTGATTTGTACTTTGACGGCGTTTTAATTGATGAGACAATTTTACCTTACATAGATTTAGACAAATCTACGACTCAAATCACTCAGCAATTGCAAGCCGATAAGGGCGGCAGCCAATCTGTTACAAGTTTTGATATTAATATTGTAGATAAAGATCAATACATTACTGAATTAATAACTCCAAATAAAATTATTGATGATGTTTTAGGTGTTAAGGCTAGGCTTTATTTATCTATTGAGGGTGCAGCACATCCGAAAGATTCAGTTTTGTTTTTCTCTGGCATAGTAGCAGGGGCTTCAAGTGGTGCAGGATATATAAATATTAATCTAGCAAGTCCTGAAAAACTTAAGAATTTAGATATATTCCCGAAAGTTTCTACAGAGCTTACAAGTGGAATTGACAATTCAGCCACTACAATAAATGTTGCATCGACTGATAACTTTGTTTTACCTGCAGATAGCGGAACACTTAGAACATACTTATTATTAAATGACGAGATAATCGAATACACTGGCAAGACATCGACTAGTTTTACAGGTTGCGTTCGTGGCCAATTCGATACAATAGCAAGTGCTCACTCTATAAATGATAATATAGAGTCAGCTTATAGGCTTGTTGGTAATTTAAGAGACTTGTCTTTAAAGCTAATGCTCTCTGGAATAAATGAAGCTTATGTTTCTAACGAGCCAGTGATTAGTATAAACACATATGGTCCTTATAATTATCCAAACTCAGTATTTGTTAGTAGATATAATTTTGATCAGTATTACGGAGCTGTTTCTGGTGATAGTTTAACTATAACAGGCGCTAGCGTTCCTAGCAATAACGGGACATTTTTAATTAGTTCGATAGATGTTACTGACGTGGGATCTGTTATTACTGTAGATGGAACTCTTTCAACGGAAGGGTCAGGCGCGACGTTTTCTGTTACTTCAAAGTACGCAGTACTTCCTAAATTTTGTGGTCTAGAAATGACTCCAGATCAAGTAGACGTTGCAGAGTTTGAGTCAGTTTATAGTGCGTTTTCTTCACAGTTTTTTGATTATGATTTTTTTATTAAAGATTCTCTTAAGGGATCTGAGTTTATTAATACTCAAATTTTATATCCAAGTGGTTGTTATGCACTACCTAGAAAGGCTAAGACTTCTTTAGGCATTACTACGCCACCGCTTGCACAATACGAGACTAAAGTAATTGATGATACGAATGTGATAAATGCAGGATCATTAAAGTTAAATAGAAATATTTCTAATAACTTTTATAATGCAGTAGTTATTAAATACGATTTGGATCAGGTCGAAGATAAATACACGCGCGGTAAGATTAGGCAATCTACAGATTCAACAAATAGAATTAAGGTGGCCAATAAACCTCTAGCAATTGAAGCTGATGGGGTTAGATTTGAAAGTAATTTCGACGGTAAGTTTAACATTATAGCTAGACGAGCATTGGAGAGATATCAATATGCTGCAGAAAGTTTAGACGTACAAGTATCTTATGCTACAGGATTTAGTATTGAAATAGGCGATACTGTTGTATTAAAGGGACTGCAATTATCTGACACTAAAAACTTAAACGGCACTAGAGGCTTACAGCCTAGAATATTTGAAGTTACCAACAAAGTTTTAAACACTAAAGGCGCTCCGATTAAACTTACTATTCTTGATACTGCTTATTCTTTAAATGGTAGATACGGAGTAATTAGCCCTAGCTCTAATATTAATACAGGGTCGACGACTACGGTTTTAAAACTTAAAAAAAGTTATGGAACTTTACTCACTACTAGATCAGAAAATTATAAGTGGCGAAATCATATAGGTCTTAAAGTAAGAGTTAGATCAGATGATTACACTTACGAGCATGAAAGAACTATTACAGCTTTAAATCCTGTAGATGCTGATTCCATCATTATTGATCCGGCATTACCGAGTGCTCCGTTAGAAAACTACATAGTTGATATAGTTAGTTATCCACAAAACACAGACATCACGGATCAGGCTTTTAGTAAAGCTTTGTATGTGTTTTTCAATAACGACGTTTTAGTGGCGTCCGGTATTAGTCAGACACAGTTTAATGTTGCTCCAAGTGCGTTGCCTGATTTAGCAGTAGGCTACACAATTTATGTTCATGATAAGGTTTACAATAACAAAAGTGTTGAGAGAGTAATCGTTAATCTAACGGGCAATACTATAACTGTAGACGGTGCTTTGGGATATGCTCCTACTACTGATGATATAGTTAAGATATTAGGCTGGCCTGATTCGGGTTCTGGGTACAGAATTTTATGATACATGATTCCATCTTTTCCTTAACTTAATGTCGCTTACTGTCGTTTGATCTATCTTAAATAGTTTTGCAATATCTTTTTGAAAGATACCTTTGTTGAGCAATTCTCTTATTTTTAATATATCTTTTTTTTTGAGTTTAGAATTTTTAACTTGTTCACCTTTAAGCATTGGAACCTTGGTTAATCCTATTTTGTATGCATGAATCGAATTTTCTTTAGCAGTCATCCATTCTAAATTTTCAGCCCTGTTGTCTGTTTTTATGCCGTTTATATGATTTACCTGTGGTTTTTTTAAAGGATTTTTTACAAAATGAAGCGCCACCAGCCTGTGATGAGAAAATCTTTCTATAATCCCATTTTTACATAGTGAAATTGAGAGATATCCGTTTGTACCTTTTGATGTTTTTATTTTTCTGCCTTTTCTAATCTTTTTAATATTGTGAATAGGTATTGTGTACTCTCTGTCGTAACTCCAAACTTCGCCATTGTCGGTTACATAATACAAACATTCATAGCCTTTAACGTCTTTTTTTCTCATTCAACGTCAATATAACATCGTACATATTAAGTCAAAGTAGCTGTTTAGATTAGTGCTTATTGTAAAATTTGCTTTGAGGTAACTATGCCAGCAATTCCATTAACACCAGAACCACAAGAGATATTAGATTTTGACGTGCAAGGTGGAGCCAGTTGCTCTGAGTCTATTTTCGCCAAGTTTGGCGCCACAAACAATTACGTCTTATCAAACTTTGAAAGATATTACTTCGGTGTTACAGGTGCTTTTTTTTCAGGTCTTACAACTCCGTATATATTTTCTAACAACATAGACAACATTAGAACGAAGTGTGAGCTTACAAATATTTATATTTATATCGGAACTACTGGGATTAGTGGTGACACTTATTTCAGAATAGAAAGACAGCTCGCTGCAGGTGGCGCATGGACTACAATATTTAGCACAGATGCTAAGATCGGTAGCGGCGTTACAGACGGCTATGCTTACAACATGGTTGATGGTGGTGCCGGTGACATTATTAATCCAAGTTTTGCAATTACGGATTTCGAAGCTAACGACAAGTTAAGATTTGTGCTTCAAAGCTCAGCTCTACAAGCTGCTAATTTAAATTTATTAGTATTATTAAAGCCAGTTAATTAAGGAGACTTATGTCAGGTGCAGTAATTTCAGCAAACACATCAATTAAATCAGATCCGTTATCGTATATAAATAATTTAGGTGGCGGCGCCGGAACAAATTATGTAACTGTTTCAGCTAATAATAATCAATATTTTGAAATATATTATTTAAGTTTAACGATTACGGCTAGCACTTGTTCGTGGAATGTTTTTGATGTTAACACATCAACTGTTTTGTATAGCTCTGGAACTGCAGCATCACACTTGGTTGATGGCATTACTCAAAACATTGCAGGCAACCCTGTTAAGATTATCGTGCCTAATGGTTGTGCTTTAAGAATAACATCATCTACTGCTCAGCCGACCACTATAATTTTAAGTGGAATAGTATTTTCTAATTCGCCTTAGAAACAGTCACTTTATTAAAATGCTCTACGATAAACAAGTGAGCCATGATTTGACTCAACAACGTCTACCTCTGGAAATATTTTGTATAATATCTTTAAGCCTTGAATTGCCATACCTAGTTCATCATGTGGACTTGGAAGGTTAGGTGAATGATTATGCATTGAAAAAGAATGTGCATCAATTTCATCACCTAGATTAATTACTTTGTCTGGCTTG